CAGCTATTACGTTAAAACGGAACACCCCCCGACGTCATAACGGAACAGGGGATACGCCGAATGTTGATACAAATACAGAGATTACTACAGAGATTACTACAGAGATTACAACGGAGACTAAAAACACTATTGGCGCATCCGCTGACGCGTCTGCACCAGCGCGTTCTGCCAGACAGGAATATTCACCGGAATTTGAACAGGCCTGGCAGGAATATCCCAAACGTGCTGGTGGTAATTCAAAATCCGCCGCTTTTAAAGCCTGGAAAGCCCGAATCAGGGAAGGTGTGACACCCGAAACCATGCTCGACGGTGTGAAACGCTATGCCGCCTGGGTGCGTGTCTCTGGAAATACCGGTACCCAGTTCGTGAAGCAGGCGTCGACGTTCTTTGGTCCGGATCGTCATTTCGAAGAATCCTGGGAAGTTCCTGCGGTATCTGCAGCCAGACGCGAGGACCCGTACTTCAAAGCCAGTTACGACAACGTGGACTACAGCCAGATCCCGGAAGGATTCAGGGGGTGATCATGAGTCTTTTGAATGAAGTTCAGAAATTCATTGAAGCCCATCCGGGGTGTACTTCCGGAGACATTGCGGATGCTTTTTACGTGGGGGCTTAATGAGTAATAAATATTGCCAGGCGCTGGTAGAACTGCGGAACAAACCAGCCCATGAACTGAAGGAAGTGGGCGATCAGTGGCGCACGCCGGACAACATTTTCTGGGGAATTAACACCTTGTTTGGTCCGTTTGTTCTGGATCTGTTCACTGACGGTGATAACGCCAAATGTGCCGCGTATTACACGGCGGAAGACAACGCGCTGGCGCATGACTGGTCAGAACGTCTTGCGGAGCTTAAAGGTGCTGCCTTTGGTAATCCCCCATACAGCCGCGCCAGTCAGCATGAGGGGCAATACATCACCGGCATGCGTTACATCATGAAACATGCCAGTGCCATGCGTGATAAGGGCGGGCGCTATGTTTTCCTGATCAAAGCGGCCACCAGCGAAGTGTGGTGGCCGGAAGATGCAGATCATATTGCTTTTATTCGCGGGCGTATTGGTTTTGAACTGCCAGCCTGGTTTATCCCGAAAGACGAAAAGCAGGTGCCAACAGGTGCTTTCTTCGCTGGTGCTATTGCTGTTTTCGACAAGACCTGGAAGGGAGCGGCAATCAGCTACATCGGGCGCGATGAACTTGAGGCATGTGGTGAGGCGTTTCTGGCGCAGGTTCGCCAGCAGGCGGAAAAACTGGTCAGGGAGATGGCGGCATGACGACATTAACTCAATGCCAGCAGCAGGTGCTGGATATGCTGATTTCTTATCAGAAAGAGCGTGGCTTTCCGCCAACCAATCAGGAGGTGGCAACCATGCTGGGATACCGTTCAGTGAATGCAGCTGTGGAGCACCTCCGCGCACTGGAGAAAAAAGGCGTCATCACGATAAAGCGTGGCGTGGCCCGGGGTATCACTCTTCATACCGCGGTGAAGGACGACGACAGCGAGGCGGTCGGGATTATCCGCTCACTGCTTGCCGGTGAGGAAAACGCCAGGCTGCGTGCAGCCCACTGGTTACATGAGAGGGGCCTGAAAGTATGAAATTGATCCTGCCTTTTCCGCCCAGCGTGAACACGTACTGGCGACACCCCAATAAAGGGGCGCTTGCAGGTAAGAGCCTGATAAGCGCGGCGGGGCGAAAATTCCAGAGCGCAGCGTGTGCAGCCATCATTGAGCAGTTACGTCGTTTGCCGAAACCAACGTCGGCACCAGCTTCAGTGGAGATCGTGTTGTTTCCTCCGGATAACCGGCTTCGCGATCTGGACAACTATAACAAGGCGCTGTTTGACGCCCTGACCCACGCGGGTGTGTGGGTGGACGACAGCCAGGTGAAAAGAATGCTGGTGGAGTGGGGGCCGGTTATCCCGGAAGGGAAGGTCGAAATCACTATCAGTAAGTACGAGAAAACGGCGGGTGCAGCCGCCTGATTAAGAGGAGAAACGAAGTATGAGTAATCTGATGGTTATTGATGGTATTGAAGTTCGTCGTGATGCTTATGGTCGTTACAGCCTGAACGATCTGCACAGGGCTGCCGGTTCTCTGGATAAGCATAAGCCTGCATTCTGGCTCCGCAATGAGCAAACTGAACGTTTAATAAGCGAGTTGCAGATTTGCAACTCGGTCAATATAGCGCCAGTAAATGTCATTCGAGGTGGAAATAACCAGGGAACGTATGTCTGCAAGGAACTGGTGTATGCCTATGCAATGTGGATCAGCCCGTCATTCCATCTGAAGGTGATCCGTACTTTCGATATGGTAACCAGCGCACCGGAAAAATTATCAGGACAGGCTGCTGACAAGATGCAGGCTGGCGTGATCCTGCTGGACTTTATGCGTCGGGAGTTAAACCTGTCTAACTCATCTGTGCTTGGTGCCTGTCAGAAACTCCAGGAGGCTGTTGGCTTACCGAATCTGGCACCGCGCTATGCCATTGATGCTCCTGCTGACGCGCCTGATGGCTCAAGTCGCCCCACGCTGTCGCTGAGTGCACTGCTGAAACAGTATGGTATCCGCCTGACGGCTAATCAGGCATATCACCAGATGGTGAAGCTGGGGATCGTCGAGCAGCGCGAACGATACAGCCGTACCGCGATTAACAACATCAAAAAATTCTGGTCGCTGACGGCGAAAGGCTGCATGTTCGGCAAGAACATCACCAGTCCTGCAAATCCGCGCGAGACGCAGCCGCACTTCTTCGAATCCCGATTCCCTGAGCTGTTAAAGCTGCTCGATACCGTTCATTGAGGTGACCGTGAGAGCACTACTGACCCCTGAAATTGCCCCGCGTATGGGGATCGTATTGTTCAGACCAGGTTCAGAGCTGATGCCCCTGTTTATGCAGGGGCGTGTCCTGCTGGAGCCTGAGCCGGAACGTTATTCATCTTTCGCCAGTGGTGCCGTTCCGGCGGCATCACAACCGCTGGCGGATGATCCTGCCGTTCGGGCCGTGTTCCGCAATGATGCAGTGATCCGTCGTGCTGGTGGCGTGGAATGTCTTGAACGCTGGTTACTTCGTGAAAAAGGTTGCCAGTGGCCTCATTCCGACTGGCACAGCGAGAACATGACCACAATGCGACACTCGCCGGGCGCAATCCGTCTGTGCTGGCACTGCGATAACCAGCTGCGCGATCAGTTCACGGAACGGCTGGAATCAATGGCAACGGATAACTGTACCCGCTGGGTGTTGTCTGTTGTGCGTCGGGATCTCGGTTTTGATGACAGTCACGTTGTGACAATGCCGGAACTGTGCTGGTGGCTGATTCGTAATGACCTGGCGGATGCCTTACCGGAAAGTGCAGCCCGTAAGGCACTGAGATTACCGAAGCCTGTTGTGCCGTCTGTCACCCGGGAAAGTGACCTTGTGCCTTCGGTTCCTGCCACCAGCATCATCCAGGATAAAGCGAAAAAGGTGCTGGCGCTGAAAGTGGATCCGGAGTCGCCGGAGTCTTTTATGTTACGCCCAAAACGTCGCCGCTGGGTTAATGAAAAGTACACGCGCTGGGTTAAGACACAGCCGTGTGCATGTTGTGGAAAGCCCGCTGATGATCCCCACCACCTGATAGGCCACGGTCAGTGTGGAATGGGTACAAAAGCGCATGACCTTTTTGTGTTGCCTTTGTGCAGAAAGCATCACGACGAGCTGCATGCGGATACCGTGGCATTTGAAGAGAAGTATGGCTCTCAGCTGGAGCTGATATTTCGTTTTATCGATCGTGCGCTGGCAATTGGCGTACTGGCGTAAGTGGAGAACGAGCATGAACCTTGAAGCCTTACCGAAATATTACTCCCCGAAATCTCCAAAACTGAGCGATGACGCACCGGCGACAGGCTCTGGTGGTTTAACAATTACGGATGTGATGGCTGCGCAGGGGATGGTGCAGTCAAAAGCACCGCTTGGGTTTGCTTTATTCCTGGCAAAAGTTGGTGTTCAGGATCCTCAGTTTGCGATTGAAGGTCTGCTCAATTACGCGATGGCACTGGATAACCCGACATTGAATAAATTGAGTGAAGAAACCCGGCTACAGATCATTCCTTACCTTGTGAATTTTGCCTTTGCTGATTATTCCAGGTCTGCGGCAAGTAAGGCTCGCTGTGAGCATTGTGCTGGTACTGGATTTCATAATGTATTGCGCGAGGTGGTGAAACACTCCAGAAGCGGGGAATCTGTTATTAAGGAAGAGTGGGTGAAGGAACTATGTCAGCATTGTCATGGTAAGGGAGAAGTCAGCACAGCATGCAGAGGGTGCAAGGGTAAAGGTATTGTCCTGGATGAAAAAAGAACCCGGCTTCATGGCACACCTGTTTATAAGGTTTGTGGGCGTTGCAATGGAAACCGGTTTAGCAGTTTACCAACCACACTGGCGCGGCTTCATGTCCAGAAGCTGGTACCAGACCTGACGGATTATCAGTGGTACAAAGGATATGCAGATGTCATTGATAAACTGGTTACAAAGTGCTGGCAGGAAGAAGCATATGCAGAGATACAATTGAGAAAGGTGACAAGATAAATGGTTTTCGCCGAAGATGACGACATGATGCTTGCATTTTTCAAAAAATATGGATAAGATTTTCCCAACGATGGGCTTTGTATGTCTACCGTTGATAAGATTTAAGAACCCGCCGATGCGCGGGTTTTTTTGTACCCAGAATCCTGTGAGCTATACGGAAAGTACACAGAAAGGAAGGTGCGACCACAATTAATAACAAAATCTTAAAAATTGCACATGGCACTATTAGTTTTCTAAATATTGTGTATTTTTTGTATTGCAGGATGACCCTGTAACGAAGTTTGCGTAACAGCATTTTGCTCTACGAGTTTGCCAGCCTCCCCCAGTGGCTGGCTTTTTTATGTCTGTAGCGTCAAAGCAGCAATGTCGCTGGGGCGTCGTGCAATTGGCGTTGAGCTGGAGACTGAACGTTTTGAGCAGACGGTCAGGGAAGTTCAGGATTTAGTCAGTCAGAACGGATGATATTGCAGGATTAGTTACGTACCGTTATTATCCTGCGCCCGGCCCTTTAGCTCAGTGGTGAGAGCGAGCGACTCATAATCGCCAGGTCGCTGGTTCAAATCCAGCAAGGGCCACCATATCACATACCGCCATTAGCTTATCGGGATAGAGCGTCAGCCTTCGAAGCTGGCTGTGCGGGGTTCAAGTCCCCGATGGCGGTCCATTATCAGCATCATGCGTTGTTAGCTCAGCCGGACAGAGCAATTGCCTTCTAAGCAATCGGTCACTGGTTCGAATCCAGTACAACGCGCCACACCACACTTATCTGCCCTGACTCTCTTTTGCGGGCTTTTTATTACAGGAAAGACACCGGACAGTGAAATGTTAAATGCCTCACAATTCAGGTAGTCGACTGTTGCCTGACATGCTGAGCGTTTGTTAAAAAAATCCTGCATGATGAATCCCCCTGGGCGGCGGGGCATAATGACAGATGTTTGGTTGCGTATTGTATAGGCAAGTTGCGGATTCTGTCTGGTCATTGCAGAATTCACCGGGAGGCACCCGGCATCATGCTGTATACAGAGATTAGGCATATATCCAGGCTCCTCATCGCAGGAGCCTTTTTACATGCAAAAAAAGCCCGAGTAGGTTCGGGCAACAGCATGAGATACTTGCATTGTCATTTTTATCGTGTGGATTTTAACCAGGGTTTATCAGGCTGCGCAACTGCGTGGCCTTTTTTCATTTCTTGGGCTGTAGTCCCCGTGTGTCATTCAGGCTTCCGGACTACAGCCCACTCCATATCTGATTTAATACACTATCCCGGCCGGGAGGAATAATGACATTTAAACATTATGATGTTGTCAGGGCGGCGTCGCCGTCAGACCTTGCGGAAAAGCTGACACACAAACTGAAAGAGGGCTGGCAGCCGTTTGGTAGTCCGGTGGCCATAACCCCTTATACCCTGATGCAGGCGATTACAGCAGAAGGTGATGTGATGGTCAGTGGTGCAACTGAGCCGGATTGGTACTACGTCATCGTACTGGCCGGGCAGTCCAATGCCATGGCTTACGGTGAAGGGCTTCCGCTTCCGGATTCATACGATGCGCCCCATCCGCGCATTAAGCAACTGGCCCGTCGTAACACAGTGACTCCCGGTGGTGAAGTATGCGTATTTAACGACATCATTCCTGCTGACCATTGTCTGCATGATGTTCAGGATATGAGTACGATTAACCATCCCCGGGCTGACCTGAGCAAAGGGCAGTACGGCTGTGTCGGACAGGGCTTACATATTGCCAAAAAACTGCTTCCGTATATCCCTAATAATGCGGGGATCCTGCTGGTACCATGCTGTCGTGGTGGTTCGGCATTCACCCAGGGCACGGAGGGGACATTCAGCGAGTCCACGGG